GCGGAGAAGAGAACTGAGGCCTCCTAGCATTTAAGAAAGGAGGCTTTTCAGCATTGCAAGCAATGCTGAATCCGTCGTTGGTCGGAATCCACCCCGACCCACCAGCTATGTCCGGCTGTTCTGGACAACCGCTGGCTACACGACGGATGCGGGCTTCGACTCTACGTCGAAAGGTGAACGGCTTACTAGACGAGGAACCTCGCAAAGCAGCCGCCATGACCACCCAACTGGTGTTGGGTCCCTCCGTGAGTCTGTCTTCGACAGGCAACACGTGGAGCTCTAACCACGACGGACACTGCCACGCAGAGTGGCGTCCCCACCGAGGTCTGAACTCCAAGCCAACCGGGTCTATTCCTGTTTCAGGCCGCCCCTTATAAGGGCGGTAGAACAGAAACTTATCCGGTATCCACCCGATAACATCCGGGAGGACCTCACTGAAGAACGCACTAGTTCGTACGTTCCGACGTGAGAGGTTTAAGAACTTGAACAGATTCTCGAGTGAATCGAGTTTCCAATCAAGTGTCATGGGTGTAACATCCTCACCCAAGTACCAATTGCTTCCACAACTTTCGCGGAACGGACCGTTGACGAACGTCTTGCGACTATTCGTCTTAAATCCTACGCGTTCTAACAAGGAGATCACCGCACAAGAGATATTCTTCCGCACGATAATGTCATCCCCGTAGACTCTAAAGTCGACCCCGGGACGGGCATTTGAATCAACGCCTTTAATCAGGGATGCGAACAGCAGAGTCTGAAGTGGAAAGCAGAAACCGTTTCCCATCGAGACAAACTTTTCGTATCGAACAGGTTCGTTCGACCCGGGCAGAATATACGACGGGCTCCTAAGGCTGTTGAGAAAATAAAACCAGTCAGGAGGTAGCAACGCCCTACATAGACCAATCGAGATGCTATCACTAGCGCTCGACAAATCTATCGTGACGAAGCTATTTTCATCATCAAAAGACCCTTCACGGGCCATCTGCTGATTGGGACCCTGCTTGCTCAGGTCAAGGCCAACTCTACGCAAACGATCGCGCAGGGCTTGGTCACAACCTTTCTGCAAATAGGTATTCCCTAACGGTTCGACTGCGATCGCCCTATGGGTTTTCGCAGTCTTCGGTACAAACCCGACTTTGTTGTAGTTAGTCACTTTGCAGCATGAGGCCAGGTCGTTCTCAAGGACCTGAAAACTCTGAACACCAGCCAAGCTCCTCTGCGCAGGACGCGCAGAGAAGTGAAAGTTGGCACTCAACGCTGCAGCAAAGTACGGTCGAGCCACGACGTTCACAGACCAATATGGCGCCAACAGCTTGCGCGCCAAGTTGGTTGCATCACCGTGAACACCGATGTTGGCCCCGCTAGTGATGTCACACTTGCTGTATACCTCGGCAAGGTCGGGCATGTCACTAATGACATACCTTATCCACCGAGATGCACGCTCGAAAGTACCGGTAAGCGGCCGCGTTTTCTGCGAACGCTTATTCCAAGAAGCAAACCACATATTGATCCTACGGCATCGCCTCTCGGCGAGCTTGAAAGAATCAACTGCGGTCCGCTCTGGATCCAACTTGCTCTCATCACGAGAGTAAGGGTACTTCCGAACAAGTGCAGCAATCTGATTCGCAACAAAATGCATAGTTGCGGTGTCATACTTCTGCGACACCAAAGAATCAGAGATCTCTATCAGGCGAGGAACGTCCCACGAACAAACAGCGTCCGCAAGACGTTGAAAATCCTCACCTAGATGAGCCCACTGCATAACTACTGACCTGAGAAGCCTACGGTATTTAACATCCGCGGTCTTCTTCAGCACACTGTTGAACTTTCGCAGTTCTACAACTGGAGGTGCCTTCACGGTAACTCCTTCACGGATTAAGGTGCGAGTCTCCCTGCAAACATCACAAGGAGTGGACCTACTTCTGCTTTCCGGTTAACACTCCGATAAGCAGGCCGACGGCAAAGATCAACACTTCGAGAAGACTAAAACCCACTTGGGCCGCGGTCTCCATCTTAGTAATTGATCTTCTGGGTCTTCAGGTGCGTTTTGAAATCCGCACTCGCGACCAACGCCGACAAGTCCGCACAAATCGCATCCACGTCCGCGGAGGGAATCCCGACCGGCAATGAAAACTCCAGACGAGCGATGCTGTTTCCAGTTACGGATGCAGCACCGGTCAGAGTATGCGTGCGAGTCAGTTTGGCTTCCGTACGACCAGAACCGCTGTAGGTTGCCGTTGGTTTGGCAGCCGTTCTCGCCAGGCGAAGGTCGTCAGCGACCGAAACAGTTTTCGCTGCTCCGATATAGCCAACATTGTTCGTCGAGAAAGAATCAGCGGTGTAGGTCTTTGCGTTAAATACGAGGGACATAGGGTTACACCCTTAAGATTGTGATTTACTCACAGTTAACCCTTCCACTATTTTCTAATGAAAGGAAGAGAAAGGACTTGCTGGCCAACCAAAGCCAACGCATCCGCGATACGGGTGGCATCAAGTCTAAAATCAGACTTAACAACCAATCCCGCAGTGTCTAGCCCTATTTCACGTATCTTACTAGTCTGGGTTTCAGTCAGACTACCAAGGTGTGGCGATGTTACGTAGACGATCCCCTGCCCAACATGGGAGGTGTTCATCTGCGTCGCCATTTGTTCCACCTTGTACGTGATACAGGCACCGAGATTGCGCTGATGGAAACATTCTTCAAGCGCACCGATAAAATCACCGATGTTGAAGAACCAGTCTGCCACGAAACTGCCAGGAATCAGCTCCCAAGGAAGAGTCAGCAAAGATTTAGCGCTGAACCCTAGATCTCGGGAAAGCATATCCTCGTAGACCATCGTGTCAATACTGGTCGCTCTAGCTTCAATAGTTTCCGTTATGACTTTGCGGATTCCAAAGATGCTAGCATTCGTCACCGTTCCGGTCGTGGTCTGTGAGAGCGTACTGCTCGCAAAACCATGACTAGTTCGACGCGAAGAGCGAAGGCTCCTCTTGAGCGCTTTCATGATACTCTCTGTACTACTAATGAGAGGCTTAAGGCCATATCGCCACATTAACCAGGCATTAGCTGCACTCTTGGCCAGTCCAAGATCAAGCGCGTGGCGCCTGAACGCAAACCAACCGGAGAGCGGGTTCCAGAACATTTGTAAGGTCTTCTTCAGCTCAGCAAGGTTTTCCCAATTATCGGTAGAAGCTCGGCCGATGTTTGAGAGACAGCTTGTACTTGCTTGAGTACGAAGATCCGCCATCGCATACACATCATGGAGCGCAGGAAGCGCCCCTAGCAATGTGCCTGTGGTAGTTGGACCAAACGACCCGAAACACCAAGAAATGTCCGGGATGTTCCCTTGATAACGCCACCACGACGCAGGATTGGAGATGTAGCCCGCTCCGGTACTAAGGAGCGAACTCCACTTCTTCTGCGAAGAATGCTGGTAGTT